GCAGGAACATCAACATCTGTTGTGCATCTAATATATACATCAACAAATACATGGGTTGTTGATAATTATAAAGGAATAGTATCACAACCAATTCCTGATCCATTCTGGAATAATGTTGTATTATCAATGCCTTTGAATGGTTCAATACAAGATATATCTGGTAATAATTTAGCCTTCACTAATACAGGTGGGGTTTCAACACAATCCCCGCAATTATTTGGGAATCAATCAGTCTATTTTAGTGGAAATACAACTTATGCGTCTTCAGCATACAATGCAAGTAACTGGTGTTCTGCCGATATCACCATTGAAGCATGGGCGTATTTTACTGCAGCACCGTCTGTAACATCTATGATAATGATTTTAGGTAATTCAGCACCAAATAACGTATGGTTTGGTGTTCAAAACAACTTAATGCCAACTGCAAGTTGGAATAGTCAAACTGTAATCACTGGCACTACAGCAATTACATTAAATAAATGGCATCATTTCGCACAGGTTCGTCAGGGAACATTAGGTATGTTCTTTGTTGATGGTGTTTTAATAGGAACATCTTCTTGGACAGTTAATACATTGACATCTGCAGGTATTTGTCTTGCTGGTTATTATGGCAATGCAACTTATGGCGGATATTATTATATGGCCAATGCACGTGTTACTACAGGTATAGCAAGATATGTAACAAATTTCACCATACCAACAAACGTATTCCCATCATCTTTAGATAATACATATGATCCGGTATGGAATGATGTAACATTTAGACCATCTGCGGTAACTCTGTCTGATTTGTCAAATAATAATATTCCATTATATTTTTATGGCACACCATCTACATCAAAAAGTATAACAATTCAGGATTCTGCATCATTTTATTTTAATGGTTCATCATCTATGAATTATGCACCAGGTGGAACCATTGCAGCAGTTCCTAGTGCTCCGGCACAATTCTATGGTGATTTTACAGTTGAATTTTGGATTAATAATCAGAATTCAACAGCTGGATATATTTTTGGTACAGATTCAACATCATCAACAACAGGTATTCTATTGGCTATAAATGCATCCAATATAATTACTGTTAACGTTTCTAGTGCAACAGTAATTTTAACAACAACAGGAACTGCTCCAGTTGGTGTTTGGACACATATTGCTATGGTTAGACTTGGCGGTATATTAATGGTCTATGCAAACGGCGTTAACGTTGGTTCGGTCGCAAACTCAACAATTTTTACAGATACGAAACTGGCATTCGGTGCTGGTGCAAATAGCTTTGGTGAAGGTACTAAAAACTGTTATATGTCAGGTATTCGTATAACAAAATTTGCAAGATATACAGCGAATTTTACAGTTCCATATCAAACAACTTCATCATTGCCATCATCTTTTGATCCATATTGGAACGAAACAACATTATTATTGGGATTTGAAAATAATTTAACTGACCAATCTAATGTCAGTTTGGCTATGACCAACACAAATGTTACATATACCGCATTATCTACTTTATTTGCAGGACCAAAATTTGGCGCTGCTGGATGTGCATATTTCAACGGAACTGCAGCATCATATATTACAGTGGCAAATACAGGCAATGCAACTAAATTCAATGGTGATTTTACTATTGAATGCTGGCATTATCCGACATCTTTATCTGTTGGTGGTGGTCTTATTTCAACTAATATTACATCTATCAACAGAGTAACCGGTATTACTATGTATTGCCAAGGATCAAAACTCAGCATATATCAGAATAGTGCAAATATAATTACCGGTACTACTACAATGACAATAAACAATTGGTATCATTGTGCAGTAACAAGACAAGGATCAACAGTAACTTTATGGCTTAACGGAGTCTCACAGGGATCGGCAGTATTATCAACAGCATTAACAGACGGAGGATTACTTGTTGGTGCAACAAATTCATTAACAAGTGGTTCCGATTTGTGTCAAGGTTATGTTCAGGATGTTCGCGTGGTTAATGGAATAGCAGTTTACACGTCTGCATTCACACCTCCAACAAGCACATTAACAGCAATAACAAATACAACTGCATTATTCCATTTGGATACTGGTGCATTGGTTGATTCTAGTATAAACGGTTTAATTGCTACAAATAATAGCACTTTAGTTACTTGTTTTAATAATTTACAGGGATCATATGCTGCATACTTCAATGGATCGAACGCTTATGCCCAGCCAACAACATTACCACAAAACGCCTTCACTGGTGATTTCACTATTGAATGCTGGGTTTATGCTGTTGCTTTACCTGGTACAGGTGGTTTGTCACCAATTGTTCAGGCATTCTCTAGTGGTTCGTCATCAACTGGTTTCTTATATTGTTTATATAATAGTGGTGGAACAACCTATCTGTCAATTGATTTCGGCGGATCATTCCATAGTACAACTGCAACAATTACTGCTGGATCATGGTATCACTGTGCATTTGTTAGACAAGGCGCTGCAAATACACTCTATGTAAATGGTATAGGAACAAACGTTTTAAATAATTCAGCAGCATATCCAGATACCAATACATATTTCCAGATTGGTGGCGCTGTATTATATTCTGTATATTTTAATGGTTATATTGATAATTTCAGAGTAACAAAATATGCAAGATACACAGCAAACTTTAATTTGTCAACACCACCAACATATTTAACAAATGGTTTAACAACTACAGTTGCTCCAGTAATATCATCAACAACTGTTGATCCATTCTATACTAATGTTACTGCATTATTACCATTAAATGGAACAACAGCAGATTATTCTGGTAATAATTTACCATTAACAAACACTGCAGTGTCATTTGTTACACCACAACCAACAAAATTTAATAGTCAAGTGGCGTATTTTAATGGTAGTACAAATTATTTAACTGGACCAACTGGTGCCGCAACAAAATTCTATAGTGATTTTACAGTTGAATTTTGGACATATGTTACATCAACAGCAACAAATCCAACATTTATATGTACAATGACTGGAACAAATACCAGTACAGGGTTCTTTATTTCTATAGACGGTAACGGCAATCACTATGCTTTTAGTACTGGCGGATCGAATATTATTGACGCTGGAACCGTACCTTTAAATACATGGGTTCATATAGCAGTAACAAAACAAGGATCATTAGTATCATTATATGCAAATGGTATTCTACAAGCATCAGCAACAACATCAAACGTATTCAGTGATGGTGGTTTGATTCTTGGTAAACTATACTGGTCAGCAGCTAATAATTTAAATGGCTATATGTCAAATCTTCGTATAACAAATGGTGTAGCAAGATATACATCTAACTTCACTGTTCCTTCGCAACCATTTGGTTATATCACAGACTCTTCAGCTGATCCAGTATGGAATAAAACAGTATCTGAATTATCATTGAATGGTAATCTAACTGATGTATCTGGTGCAATTCAATCATATTATAATAACGGCTATTCTTCTGCTTATTTTAATGGATCAGCAGTATTATCTACAGCAAATAATGCAGCATTCCAGTACAGTGGACAATTTACAGTAGAATGTTTTGTATTTCCAACAAGTTATACAATTAGTAGTTATCCTGGTTATCTATTTGATAGTAGATCAGGAGGAGGAACAGCTGGATTTGGTTTACAGTTTAATACATCTGGACAATTACAATTCCAATATCAGGCTGCATCACTCGGAACAACAACTGCATCAGTTCCATTAAACACTTGGAGTCATGTTGCAGCAACAAGAAATAGCAGTAATGTTATAACTGTCTGGATTAATGGTGTTGGTAATGTTATTGGAACATTAGCACTTAATTTCACCGATGGAACAATGAATATTGGTCAATCAGCACCATCTTCATCATATAAATATGTTGGTTATATGCAAGATTTTAGAATAAATAATACAACAGCATTATATACAGGAACATTTACACCACCAACGAGTCAATTAACAGTAGGCACAGGTACATCAGGATTATTCCATCTAAATGGTAATATTCTTGATTATTCCGGTAATAATGTTGTATTAACAAACACTTCAGTAACATATAGTCAACCAATAAACTCCAACGTATTTACTGGTCCGGTTAATTCCGGCTCAGGATCAGGATATTTTAATGGTTCTGCATATTTAACAGGTGGAACTGGATCAGGAACTGCATTTGGAACTAATGCATTTACTATAGAATTATGGGCATTTCCATTATCTGCAGGAACAAATAATTGTATTCTTGACACCAGAAATGTTAACACGTCATCAAATGGATTAATGTTTAGATGGAATACAGCAGCTGGACAAATTTTAATATATAACGGAGCAATTGTATTAACATCAACAATCAATGCTGTTTTAAATCAATGGAATCATATTGCAGTTGTTAGAAATTCTTCAGTAATAACATTATATATTAATGGTATTGTTGCAGGAACAACAGCAAACTCAACTAATTATACTGATAGCTCACTTGTTATAGGAAACTTCCAGGGTGGTGGTGGATTATTTACTGGTTATATGCAAGATGTTCGTGTTGTAAATGGAACTGCAGTTTATACTGGTACATTCACGCCACCAACAGCAGCTTTAACAGCAGTATCAAATACTACTGCATTATTTCATTTATATAATAGTGCAGCAGATTCGAGTACAAATAATTTACAATTAGTTAACACTTCTGTCACATTCTATCAGCAAACACCAACATTAAATTCAACATATTTTAATGGTTCTGCTTATTTGTCTTTACCTACAGTACAAGTAACAAATATACAACCTGGTCTACAAGGTCCATATACACTAGAAATGTGGATTTATACAAATCAAATAGGAACTGCAAAAACGATATGGGAACGCGGCGGTGGTGTTAATAATTGGAACGTTGCTGGTGGCATTCAAATTCAAATTTATTTAAATACATCTGGAACAATTGCATATCAATGGTATTCCGGAACAGGTGTAGCGACAATAACAAGTAGTGCTGCAATAATAACAAATACTTGGTATCACCTTGCAGTAACATATGATGGGACCACAACAACATTATGGATTAATGGAGTTAGTACAGGAACACCATTAACATCTGTTTATACAGCATCAGCATCACCAACAATAATATCATTTGCTGCTGATACAACACTTAATACACAAATGTTTACAGGAAACGTTGCATTATTTAGATATAGTAGATTCCAAAGATATTCTTCAACATTTGTTCCACCAACATCTTATCAGACTGCATTACCAACAACTTATGATCCATATTGGCAGGATGTAACATTTATGCCACGTGCATCCATAACTGGTGGTTCTGATGTATCAGGAAATGCCTTAGTATTAACAAATGTGGCAACAACTATTAGTGCAACAAGTAAACAAGATACTTATGCATGGGTATTTAATGGAACATCAACATTATATACAGCTACAACAACAGCAACACAATTTAGTGGCGATTTTACTATGGAAGCATGGGTATATCCAACAACTATTGGTACTAATCCAATTATTATTGGGGGTATTAATTCTGGTGTTCAAGTTTATCTACCAACAGGAACATTTATTCCGCACTTGTCAATATCTGGCGGTGCAAACGTAATTACTTCATCAACACCATTGACACAAAACGCATGGAGCCATGTTGCGGTGGTTAAACAAGGTGGAAATTCAACAATGTATATAAATGGCGTATCTGTTGGAACCTCAACAGATGCCAATAATTATACAGTTAATGGAAATGTTGGTGTGGGTACAGGATTTACTGGTTCTATAGCTGGATATAGATTAACAAAAGCGGCAAGATACATTGCTAATTTTACACCACCAACCACACCATTCTTAACTGTCGGTGCAGTATAATGTTTAAGATAAATATAATGACAATTTCAATATTTGAGGTGATTCAATGACGTTCACAAAAGTTACATCCGACTTAATTAATACATATTCCAGTGGATCCGGTTCGGCAGTAGCTAACCAAATCGTTGCCTTAAATGGTTCTGCAGTATTGCCAGCAGTAGATGGTTCGCAATTATTAAATGTTTCTGGAACAGGTGGTGCTTCATTAACATGGAACACAGTTACAGCAAACACAACAGCGTCAATTAATAATGGATATGTTTGTAACTCAACATCACAAATCACAATAACATTACCATCTTCACCATCAGTAGGAAATGCTGTTGAAGCAACAAGTATAGCAACAGGTGGATGGTTTATATTGCCTGCAAGTGGTCAAACAATATATTATAATGGCTTATCAATAGTATATCCAACTGGATTAACTGGCGGTCAAAATACATCTGCACATCTTGTATATATGGGTAGTAATACTTGGTATGTTGATTATGCTTCTACATCTGTAGATACAGTATGCGATCCATTCTGGAACAATGTTTCTATTTTAATACCAGGTAATACAGGAACTGTCCCAACAGTAGAATCTAGTGGTAATGGGCTATCATTAACAAATAGTGGTGTAGTTTCTACTACAGGACCAACAAAATTTGGTATTTCATCCTCATTATATTTTGGTGGATCTGGTACATATATGTCTTTATCTACACAAGGTCAAAATGTCATGAAATTTTATGGCGATTGGACTATCGAATGGTGGATGTATTATTCAGTTATGCCTACTGGTGCAACATTTATGTCACAAAGAAGTGGTTCAACAACCACAGGATGGTTGATTCAAACAGCATCAGCAACAACAATGAAAATTCAAAATAGTGCAACATCATATATTACATTTAATACACCTCCAGCGGGACAATGGAATCATGTTGCATTTACATATCAAAATGGAACTTTATATGCTTTCGTTAATGGTATCATGCAGGGTAATTTTCAGGCGGCATTAACATTCTCTGATGGTTATTTAAATATCAATTATGATGTTTTTTCAGGTGCAAATTCAGGGTTGACTACTCCCTGGTACATGCAAAATTTAAGAATTTCAAAAGTTTGTCGTTATGCATCCAATTTCACAGTTCCGGCGAATACTTTCCCAACAATCGGTGAAATCAATGCTGATCCTGATTTAAATACAGTAACATATATGCCACGTGCAGGAAACAATATGGATTTATCTGGAAATAATCTTTCCATAACAGCTAATAATATGACCGCGTCAACATTTAGTAAACAGGACACATATTCATGGGCATTTAACGGAACAAATAGTTCATTGGTCATTACTGCACCTGGTTCAGCAACACAATTTTATGGTGATTGGACATATGAAGGATGGTATTATTTCCAGTCTTTTACAGTATCGCCCGTTATTGTTGATTTTGGATATCAGGGCGCAGGTTCTACTGCAGTATCTGGTGGATTAGTAATAACCACAGGTTCGGGAACTGGTGTAATTGCTGCAGGATCCAATGGCAGCGCTTTGTTCACAACAGGTACTGTTTTATCTGTAGGTGTGTGGACACATATAGCATTCGTTCAACAGGGTACAATTTTACAAACTTATGTAAATGGTGTTTCTGTCTATTCATATACGACAACAGCAGCTAAATTTATTGTCGGTACAAAATGTACAGTAGGTGCAGTAAGTAGCGGATCAAATTCATATTCAGAATATTTGAATGGTTATGTATCAGGAATTCGTGTTTCAAAAATAGCAAGATATACTTCTAATTTCGTTCCGCCAACACAACCTTTCCCGACTGCATTACCAACTGCATATGACCCATTATGGAATGATGTTTCAATCATGCCACGTGCGTATGCAGGCAATATTGGTCTTGATTTATCCGGTAATAATTTGCCTTTAACTTGGTATGGCACAGCATCAACAAGCAATTCTGTATCAAAACAAGATGCTTATTCATTTTATTTTAATGGATCATCAGCATTACAATACGATTCATCAGCAGCAATTGCAGTAGCCCCAAATACAGCGGCACAATTTAGTGGCGATTTCACTGCTGAATGCTGGATAAATCCATCAAATTTAAATGGTGCATACTTTATGTCCACACAAAATGGTAGTGGAACAACAGCAGGTATCAACTGGGCCATTACTGCATCTACTGGTATTATTAATTTACAATATTCATCATCAACCGCATTTTTAACAACAACAGGATCAGTTGTAGCAGGTGTTTGGTCACATATAGCAACAGTAAGACAAGGGTCTTTAATAACTGTTTATCTAAATGGTTTAAATGTTGGTTCTGTATCGATAGCAAATAATTTCAATGAAGGTAAAATAGCATTTGGTGCGCAAGCTCAAGGTGGTACTGCTGGTACTCCATTTACTGGTTATATGTCTGGAATAAGAATTTCGAAATGTGCAAGATATACAGCTTATTTTACACCACCAACACAGCCATTCTTATCAACAGGACCGTCATATCAGTCAGTCATATCAACATCAACAGTTGATCCTTTCTGGAATAATGTTACTTGTTTGATGCCTTTAAATGGATCATTAACTGATTATTCTGGCAATGGTCTAACATTTACTGGAACAACTGGTTTAACATTTACATCTGCCCCATCATTATTTGGTAATCAGGTTGGATATTATAATGGTTCTGCAACATTAATGTCAGCATCCGCACCTGGTAACGCCGCCAAATTTTACGGCGATTTTACTGTGGAATGTTGGGCAAATTTCCCAACTTTTGCTGGAACGCCAATTTTCTTGTCAACAGTATCTGGAAATGATGCAAATGGTTTTGGTTTCGCAGTTAATACAACAGGAGCATTGTATTGTGCATATAATAATTCTTCATCATTGATTGGACCAACATCAACCACATTGGTTTTAAATACTTGGAATCATCTAGCATTAACAAGACAAGGGTCAACTTTAAGTCTTTGGATTAATGGTATATTACAGACATCAGTATCATATTCAGTTGCATTATCGGATGGTAATTTAGTAATAGGAAATTATTATGCAACAGGAAATCCAATGAATGGATATCTTGCAAATATTCGTATAACAAGTGGTGTATGTAGATATACTGCAAATTTCGTTCCACCAACCAACGCCTTCCCAACTATTGCTGATACAACTGATCCTGTATTAAATAAAACAATTGCATTGTTTCATTTAGATAATAATACAACTGATAGCTCATTGAATAGTAAAACATATGCAGTTGGTGGTTCAGGTTCATCGTTCTCACCATTCTGTAAATTTGGTTCAAATTCATTTTATCCTGGTACAGCAGGATATATTTCTACATCATCACCTGTTCTTGCACCAATAGGAACTGGTGATATGACATGGGAAGCATGGGTTTGTATGACAGGCAATTCATCAGGAAGTGCTTGGTCATACGGTATGATACTTAGTGACGGTGATAATTCATCGCCAAATGGTTTGGGTGTTAATAACGGCGGAACAACTCCTGCATTAATTATTGCTGGCGGCACTGTTGTTGTATCGTCATCTGCTGGTGGATTATCATTAAATGTTTGGCATCATATAGCAGCATCAAGAGTTAACGGATACTGGTCATTATATGTCGATGGTATGAATGTCGGAAATGCATCAAGTACGTCTGGACCAAATAGCTATATATATGTTGGAAACAGAGCGAATGGTAATCTAGGTACAAGTAATCTTTATATCGATGAAGCAAGAGTTAGTGCATTCGCAAGATATACATCCAATTTCGTTCCATCTACATATACAGTAACAGCACCTTCCACATATGATCCTTTCTGGAATGAGGTTGTATTCCTACCAAGAGCATTATCCGGTAATACTGGAACAAATTTATCAGGAAATAATTTAATTTTATCATTAAATGGAACATCGACAATAGTGGGATCAATGCAGGATTCCTACATGTTCTCATTTAATGGGTCATCAAATTATCTAACAGTAACGAATCCTGGCACCATCGCATCATTTAATGGCGGCGATTTTACATGGGAAGCAAACTGGAAATTTAATTCTTTCACTGGAAATCCTGTTTTATACTCAAACATGGGTGGAAGTTGGAATACATCAGTATTCGTTGTTCAAGCAAATACAAGTGGAACAATATCAGTAGGATCCAATGGCGGCAATCAGCTTACAACAGCTAATGCAATGGTAACAGGAACAAAATATCATATTGCAGTAGTTGGAAACGGCGGCATAATGACAATTTTTGTTAATGGTCAATCATGGGGATACTGGAATTATGGTCAGTACGGTCAATTAAATAATAGTGGCGCGATGTATATGGGTAGCGCTGGTTGGGTCGCCCAGCAGTATGTTAATGGTTATGTTGATGGTATCAGAATAACAAAAGCTGCAAGATATACTGCAACATTCACACCACCATCCACGCCATTCTTAACAAACGGATTATCATATGCAGCATTATCGTCATCAACAGTAGTTGATCCATTCTGGAATAATGTTACTTATTTACTGCCTTTGAATAATAATATTACTGATTATTCTGGTAATAATTTATCAACAACAAACACATCTGTAACATTCTCAACGAATCCAGTTAAATTCGGTTCGTATTCAGCCTATTTTAATGGGACAACATCTAATTTAAGTAATACTTCGCCTGGTTCTTCTGTTAAATTTCCTGGAGATTTTACTATTGAAGCATGGATTTATCCAACTGCAGTTGGCGAAGCAGCAGGATCCTTTATTCTTGGTTCAGTTAATTCTGCTGGAAATCTTGGTTTCGCATTATACGGCGGCGGTTTATACCCAGCATTGGTAAATTACAATGTCGGTTGGTTGAACACCACTACAACAGTTGCCTGCAATTTAAATGCTTGGAATCATGTTGCCGCAACCAGACAAGGAAACATAATTCAGATTTTTGTTAATGGTGTTGTCGGTGCAACTATAACAAATTCAACACAATTTGCTAATTCAACATTGGCAATAGGATATGCGCCAGGTCAAGCAACATCATATTTCACAGGATATATGTCAAATGTTCGTATAACAAATGGTGTATGCAGATACTCAGGTAATTTCACAGCACCATCACAAGCATTTGGTTATATATCTGATACAACAAATGATCCTGTATGGAATAAAACAGTATTTGAAACTGGTTTTGAAGGTACATTAACATCGCCGGATATATCAGGTAATGGAATCACACTTACAAACAATGGTTCAGTTACATTATCAACTGCTAATTATAAAACAGGAACACAATCTGCGTTTTTCACAGGCGGTAATTACCTTAATAATTCCACCACAAGTCTTTGGACTGGCGGCGATTTTACTATGGAAGCATGGGTATATCCAACAGCAAATGGTGTTACAGGTAGTTCTATTATTTTAGCACCTTCTGGCTATGCAACATCCGCAACAAATAATATATTCATGTCAATTCCTGCAGGAACATCTAATTTTGCTGTTGGTCTTGGCGGCGGTTCATCAGCTGGTGTAATAAGTGGTTCTGGAAATGGATTGAATGCTTGGTCTCATGTGGCAATAGTTAAAACTGGTACAACTGTCCTATTGTTCATAAATGGGGCATATGTTAATTCCACAACAACAACTTTTGCAACAGGAACAGGATTTGCAATAGGAACTTTACCTGCAGCGGGAGCAGCAAATGCATTCACTGGTTATATTGATCAAATAAGAATATCTTCATTTGCAAGATATACATCTAATTTCGTTCCACCAACATTATATACTACAGCATTACCAACAATTTATGATCCATATTGGCAGGACGTAACATTTATGCCACGTGCACAAACAGGTAATTTAATAACAGATGTATCCGGTAATTATTTGGGTATAACAAATACTTCAGTAACAACTACAATATCAAATGCTAAACAAGATGCATATGCAATGGTGTTTAACGGCTCGACCAGCACATTATTAATATCTACACCAGGTTCTATGTATAATCTTTCTGGCGATTTTACCATTGAAACATGGGTGTATCCAACAGCAGTTGGTCAAACAAACGGATCATTTATTATTGGTAATTTATCAGGAACCACTACTGGTATATGGTTAGCAATAAATCCTTCAACATATACATTAGTGTATGGAAAGCAAGGATCATCCCCAACACTAACTGCATCTACGTCTATGACTGTAAATACATGGAATCATGTTGCTTTAGTTAGACAAGGAACAACTATGACAATGTATCTTAATGGCACTAGTGTTGGAACTATTTCTGATAGTACAAGTTATTCATCAACCGCAGTGTACATCGGTAATGTCTCAGCTGCCGGAACATATTGGAATGGTTCAATGTCAGGAATGAGAATAACAAAAGCAGCAAGATATACAGCCAATTTTGCAAATACATTGCCAACAACACCATTCTTAACCGTAGGTCCAACATAATATTAGGGGATTAAACAAATGACTTTTACTAAAGCAACTTATGACGTAGTTAATACTTATAATGGATCAGGTACAGCAACAGCTAATCAGGTATTAGTTCTTGATGCAAATGGTAAAATACCAGCAATTAATGGTGCAAACCTAACAAATATTACTGGTGGATCCGGTGGTTTAACATGGAATACCATCACTACAAATACATCGGCATCAGTTAATCAAGGATACATATGTAATAGTACAACCCAATTGCAAATAAATTTACCATCAACATCAACTGTTGGTAGTATAATTGAGGTAACAAGTATTAATACTGGCGGCTGGATGATTGTTCCTTACACAGGGCAAACAATAAATTATGGAACATTATCTGCATCTGGTATATATACTTTTGTTGGGTCACAATATGCATCTATGTATTTGGTATACCAAGGAAATAATATATGGAATGCAGATTATGCAACAGGAACCATAACAACCGCAGCATATGGCGATCCATTCTTTAATAATGTTACATGTTTATTACCACTTAATGGTTCAACAACAGATTATTCAAATAATGCTTTGACATTAGCAAATGTTGGAGGTGTATCATTTGTCAATAATCCAGGTAAATTTGGAAATCAGCAGGTAGCATATTTTAATGGATCATCATGGTTGGGCGCTCAGGGAACTGCACCAGGTAAAAATGCAACATATATTAGTGGCGACTTTACAGTTGAATGTTGGTGTTATCCAACATCTCTAACTGGTGCAGCACCGGCATTTATAGAAACAAGAAGTGGTGGAAGTCAAAATGGTATGTTGATTTGGTATAACCAATCAAATAATAATCAATGGGTATTTACAAACGTATCAGCAGATAATGCTGTTGGCGGCATAGGAACATTAGTTACAAACGCTTGGCAGCATGTGGCTTGTACAAGACAGGGATCAAAAGTATCAATATTTGTCAATGGTAATTTGGCAACCACAGCAACTTTTACAAATAATTTTAGTCAAGGATATTTAACAATTGGTATAAATGTTGGCGGCGCATCAGGCGGTTTCACAGGTTATATGTCCAATTATCGATTAACAAATGGTGTAGCAAGATATACAGCAAATTTCACCCCACCAACCACTTATTTCCCCTTAGCATTAGATACAACTGCGGATCCTGTATGGAACAAAACAGTATTTGAAACTGGCTTTGAAGGTAATTTTTTAGACGTTTCGAACACATCAACATCATTATATAATAATGGATTGCCCGCAGCATATTTTAATGGTTCAACTTCATATGTGGGCGTTTCTTCACCAGGTACTGCATATAATTTATCAGGAAATTTCACAGTAGAAGCATGGGTATATCCAACAGCAGCAGGACAAGGAGGTGACACCACTATTATTGGTTCAACTACTACAAATTCCCTTAAATTTTTACAGTCTAATGGTGCATATACAATAGGTGCTGCAGTATATGGTGCATCTGCATTCATAACATCAACAATAGCAATGACACCAAATGCTTGGAATCACGTTGCATGTACCAGAAGTGGAACAACATTTAGTTTATGGGTTAATGGTGTATCTGCAGGGTCTGCTTCACAATCAGCTGCGTTTGCTTCATCTATGTTAAATGTCGGCGGTGGACAATCTTCTGCGTATTTTACTGGATATATTCAAGATGCTCGTGTAGTAAATGGAACAGCAGTTTATACGTCAAACTTTACACCACCAACAAGTCAATTGGTAGCAATAACAAATACAACTGCTTTATTCCATTTAAATTCGAATGTAACAGATTCAAGTACAAGTAATTTAGTTGCTACAAATAATAACGTTACTTGGGGACTATTAACAAATATTAATAACGTTGTATTATATTCTCCTAAATTTGGATCAACAGCAGCATATTTTAATGGATCAACAGCATATTTAACAGTAGCAACACCAGGTAATGCAACAAAATTTGCTGGAGATTTTACTCTTGAATGTTGGACTTATTTAACTGGCGGTGCAGGTACATATCGTGTATTATTTGAATCATTCCCAAGTACAACTGCTACAACAACCGGTTTTCAATTATATGTAAATACTTCAAATAATTGGGTTCTTGAAACAAACGCAACGGGTAATTTAATTGCTAATGCTGGTGCATCAACAATAGGTTCTTGGGTTCATGTTGCATTAGTAAGACAAGCATCAAATATAACATTTTATTTAAATGGCACTGCTAGTGCAACTATAACAAACACAACTAATTTTAGTGATGGTGGTATAACCATTGGCAAATCATATACTGTTATTCAATTATGGCCGGGTTATATCCAAGACTTCAGAATTGTAAATGGAACCGCAGTATATACTGCCAATTTTACACCACCAACAACTGCATTGACAGCAATAACAAATACAACTGCATTATTCCATTTAACTACAGATGCAAGTGATAGTAGCACAAATACATTATTAGCAACAAATAATTTAGTTAATTTTGTGGGACCAAAAGTAGGATCATACTCCGCAATATTTAACGGAAGTAATTATCTGCAAAATACAACAATAACTCCTGCAAATTTTACTGGAGATTTTACAATTGAAGCATGGGTTTTCCCAACAGCAAATGGTACAGGCAATACTACTTTCTGTGTTTGTTTGGGTGGTTTTACAAGTAATACAACCGGATGTGCATCCCTTGGTCTTAATGCATCTAATCAATTAGTGGCTTATATGTCAGGTGCAACGCTAACACCATCAGCAACATTAACACTTAATACTTGGCAGCACATTGCTTTGGTTAGATCAGGATCATTGGTGTCCGCATTCATAAATGGTGTATCAGTTGTGACCGGAACCAGTACAAATGCACTTTCTGGAACAGGTTTATGTATAGGTGCAATTTATAATACTGGTAACAATAATAATTTTATTGGTTTAATTGATCAAGTGAGAATATCGCAATTTGCAAGATATACATCAAATTTTACACCATCAGCAACAGCATATCCAACAGCATTACCAGTAGCATATGATCCATATTGGCAGGATACAACATTCCAAATAGGTTTTGAAAATGGTTTCTCTGATCAATCTGGTAATAATTTAGTATTGACAAACACTGGAACAGCAGTATGGGGACCACAATATAATGCTTCATCATCTGCATTATTTAATGGATCAACATCGTATATTTCAGTAGCAACACCTGGTTCAGCTGCACAATTTAGCGGACCATTTACTATAGAGGCTTGGATATATCCAACATCATTGGCAGTATCAGGTGGATTCAATATTATTGATACCAGAACAAATAATACATCTGCAGCTGGTATATCATTTGGACAATATGCAGCAAATAGTCCATATCTAAATGCTTTTTGGACTGGCGGTTCAGTAACAGGAACTACAGGTGCATTGGTAGCAAATCAATGGCAACATGTCGCCTTAACAAGAAATTCATCAAATGTTATGAATATTTGGCTTAATGGTGTTTTAACAGCAACTGCAACATATTCAAATAATTTCTCAAATGGACAAATAAGTATAGGTCAACAATGTCCAGGTGCAGCAGCAGCGTGTTTCTTCCCTGGTTTTATGCAAGACTTTAGAATAAATAATACAACTGCAGTTTATACCGCAAACTTTACACCACCAACAAGCCAATTAACAGCAATAACAAATACAACAGCATTATTCCACTTAACAGGAAATGTTACAGACTCAAGTGCAAGTCCATTGGCAGCAGTAGCAACATCAATAATATTCCCAACACCAAAAACTGGTAATTATTGTGCATACTTTAATTCAACCTCATTACCATTAGCTATATCATCATCAAGTTCAATGGTATTTGGTTTGGGTGACTTTACTGTTGAAACATGGGTTTATACTACATCACCACCTGCATCTTCCCAAGTTCTAGGATTATTTGATATGCGTGGTGCTGGTGCAACCGGAACTGGTTTATTTTTTGGATTGACAGGAACAAATACGCCAGTATCAGGAAATACACCATATTATCCATATATAGGTGTTAATGGAACAACATATTTAGTATCGTCAATCATAGCAGCAACTAATACTTGGACACATATTGCATATGTAAGACAGGGCGGAACACTTACAATTTATGTTAATGGAAAATCAGGTGGATCAGTAGCATATACAAATAATTTATCAGATTATGGCACTTTTCCTTTCTGTATCGGTGGACAAATTGGTGGTGGTGCTAGTTATTATTATGGATTTATGGATCAAATAAGATTCACAAAAGCAGCAAGATATACCGCGCCATTTACACCGCCAACAACATATTTGACAAATGGTCCATTATAATGGAAAACAATAGACGACAACACCAACGATATAATCCAGATAGTGTTGTCGTCTTCATTGATAACGAAGTTGCAGAAATAATTGATATGTCCGAGATTGGTGTAAGATTTGAAAAACAATCTGACTTAATTCTCGGAAATACTTATGTAGTATGTGTGTCAGCATTTAAAGGCGATGAACTCGATATTAATAAATCAATTGATATTGAAGCAAAAATCGTAAGAGTTGATGACAAATATGTAGCAATACAATTTATTGAACCTACACCAAAATTATTAAAAATGTTTGAAGAACATTTTAAAAAATAAATTATTTAATTAATTTCAATATAGGACGAACAGTTTCTTTACTATAACCATAATCCCATAATCTATTATCAAAATCTTCATCATATTGACCATGATGTAATACAACATCAGTATATATTATTCTATTAGTTGATAAGTCAACAAGATCAACAACAACATCCAGATTTTTGGATAAATTTGACCATAATTTTCTTGCACCAAAATATTGTTCACGATCACCTATAAGAGACATGCCATTATTAACTAGATAGATATAAACTTCAGTAGCAATCCCCATACCACGCTTGTCTTTACGCACAAAAACTTCATTTACTCTATAAAGATTTTTATATGGAAGAACAGATTCTAGTTTATCCTGTTTTGTTAAATCAATTTTCAATACAATATCAAATGCTTTTTTAATTTCGCCATTTTTATTAATATCTTCTAAGGTTCCAAGTATATATGAATCCATAGTTCCATGTTTGGCAAATGTATATGTTTTTTCAAGAGTTTGAATGTCATCAATAGCAATCCAAGTTTTTTCAAACATAAAAGCAGACAATGTTCCAATATGACTCTCATCTTTCCTCCAATCGCCTTCCCTAGCAATGGATTCGGCAACATTAAATTTTTTCGTAAATTCATGCATTCTCATAATATTTCTCCTATATTATTTATAACATTTTTAGGAAAATAGTCAACAAAAAAGGAGTCCGAAGACTCCTTTGATGCTACAAATATTATTTAACAGGGAATTTGTCTAACCCCGGATACTTAAGCTGCAAGGCTGACTTGGTCATCCATTGAAACATAGTTATCGTTGCTGAATGTGTTTGCACTCATTAATTTTAGTCAATTACAGCATGTGCTGTGGGAAACAACTCCCGTTTAGCGTATAGTCGAACTAACTTCTTCTATCTTTTACAATAAATCTAACCCAATTCCGACCCATAGTGAAAAATTTGGTGGATCGGGGCGGTTTCGAACCGCCTTCTTTACTGCCTATTACATATTAGTGTAACGCCAACAGGACTATTTATACACGAAAGGCAATTAGATGTCAAGATTTAATTTTAAGTCTTTCACGATCAAATTTCCACAGTGACTGTAAATTATCTGCGTACAACGATTTGCGTTCCATATGTCTTATACCTTCATCTAAATTAACAAGAAATCCTCCGGTCGTTCTCAATCCAAAAATATCTATTAATTTTGATTCGTACATGAATGCTTCTAATTCAGATAAACCTTCTTTGATTATTTTAACATTTATATCATCGCCAAACATTTTTATTTTTTGTCTGACTTTTCGATGTGTATCGTTTCTATCAAGTTCCCAAGCTCTCTTTCCAGTTCCTTTTCCAAAATAGAAAGGAAAATATGATAAACCTAATGTGGCAGCGAAAGTGGTTCGTCCATCTTTGCCTATGGCTATTTTTCTACTAGGATCACAATGAGCATATACATAATATTTCCGAGTAGGATCAAAATTCATATCGCAATATATTTTTGATATATCAAAATTAAATATTTCATTACAATCCATAAATATTTTTTGTTTTCGTTCTTTGGATGATATGTGATTAGGATCATTTTTTCGTAATTCGCCAATTCTAGACCTTAATACTCTTATTAATTTTTCGCAATCTTCCAAAGAATCAAGATCTACTTCATAATTTTTGATCATATTAATTCCAGTCACCATAAGGATTTTTTGCATATGCACCAATTACCACGCTTGTTGCAACTGTTGGACTGTCAAAATAATGATTTTTTGCAAAGATGTATTTTGATTTAGTTAAATCTAATACCAATATGCTATCAGAAATAAGAGTATTTTTTATTGTTCTTGCTTCTGCACTACCATCAACATTAAGTGATGCTTCTGATCCTTGTAGAACAGTCAAATGGTTTCTTATTTTTTCAGAATTTGACCCTTCATGAGCAATTGCTTCAGCAACAAATCCATATTTTTTATTCAAAATTATTCTTTGTCCATGTGTAAATTTTTTTTGATTAGACTTTGCTTTTTTTCGATTTGCTTTTTTTCGATTAGGTTTAGATGGAATCTGCTGAACAGGTGGTGCATTTAATGCAGGATTAAACCCGCCTATAATAACATCTTCTGGTAATGGTGAATTATTTTGTTCGCTAATTTTTTCTATGCAATTTGGTGTCATTTCAATATGAAATTCTTTTGATTTTAGAATTAAAGTAAAATTTTCTTTATCTAAAATGTTAAGTATATCTGATATAAATGCTGTTATTTTTTGTGTATTTACTGACATTATTTTCTCCTTAATATTATTTCCATTCATGATATCCGCTAGTGCAAGATCCTAGTATGATAGAACTTGCCCTAGACATTGTATTAAAAGGGCAATCCTTAACAAAAATCATTTTATTTTTATCTGTTGGATGATCACATATAAATCCACTATCTATTAAATCTTTTTTTATGGCCTCATATCTTCCGAAAGACTGAATAGTTTCGCAGTTATATACCTCGCTTCCTGCAGAAACAGTTAATGTGTTTGAAGCTACTTTGCCACTGGTATTGTATGATGTAATTGTTGCTCTTGCTTTTATATTTGGCTTATCGATATAAATTATTGATCCAACATTAATAAATCTTGTTTTACTGTCTCTCGCTGCAAATATGCGATTTGTTGGAATAGTAATTGGATGTATTTGTACAGGGTTCAATGATTGTGTCTGCACTGTCTGCGTCTGCAAATTAAATTCTTGTTTAATTATTATATCGAAATCACCATCATTTATTACAATTTTATCATTATCAAATGATGGTTTATATACATCAAATATGTGTTTTAAAAGTTTGTTATATTTTTCACCCATGATTTCTCCTTCGTACTGGATTGATAATATAATATACTATAGCATTAACATTATTTGGCAGTCAAAATTAAACGAGAAATTTGTGAGAGGAAATTGGCTGCCAACTCTATTTTGTGAGTTTGCCATCTCGTGAAATTATCGCTTGACAGATAATTTGAATAGTGGTATAAAGTAATCCTTAGAGAGAACGCAGGCGGCTTGGTAATTCGTGCTTGGGAAGAAACAGAATTACAGACTGGTGTTGTAATGGAAATGTTTTTATAGTAAAAGGGCGGGGATTGATCATCTTCCGCAGTTGAAGCGACTAATCAATCGTGGAATGAGTCACTATATGGAATATGGAAGTTACTCGGGTGGCCACCCGAAAAAAACACCATTACTTATGATACTAATTAAATATGTAGTAAAGTTACCCAAGGGCAGATAATCTTTGTAATTATCTGCCCTTTTTAGTCATAAATTTTTAAATTTATCCTTGACAATAAATTACTATAGTGTATATTGGTTTTATTGATTGAGAAATCAAGAGGAATTAGGAGGTTCGAGTCCTCTAATGGAAAGAAAGATTTACATTTGTTTCCATACATGGTGTTAAATTTAACGGTCCGGTAGTTGTTGGTGCGAACGGAAGGAAGGTTAAGTAACCATCAGAGATGTAGTAAAAGAAGTATATTTTTAGGTATGGGCAGGGACTGGTAATCTTCTGCAGTTGAAGCGACTAACCAATCGTGGATGGAGAACTTAGAAATATATGGGCGTTACCAGTGTGCGCACGCTGCCGAGTACGATTGTTATTTAAGGTGCATCTCTATTACTTAAGAATACCATGCGGGTTATTCGGGGGACACTGAATCGCAAGAGTCAAGTTGGGTTCTTAAAAAAAGGCGAATATCCGCTAAGATATTTCGCCTTTTTTATTTCGATTATCCTTGTGATAAATAGATGTGGTAATCCAATTACTCACAATAATTGTTTAATTAGACATAAAATTGAACGAGATGGATATATTTGGAAGCGTGAAATTGCTGATGCTTAATCGAAATTCGTTATTTTCCTTAAAATTTTAGTTTGAAATTTCAAGGAATAGTCTAACCAACTCATAATTTCTTCCGTTAATTCGTTATGAAAATGCGGAATATGATTTTCAAGTTTCAATTTTGCAAAAACTTCACCATCTTCTGATGTTTTGGTCATCCCTTCTTTCTCAGCAATTTTTAACATAAATGAGTTCTGAGCAAGACATTGTGTAAATAATTCACTTACACCTCTGTTCTCGCCCCATTCAACTGCTTTCTTGAATAAAGCATGACCATGACCCTTGCCTCTCTGTGATTTTTCCACAGACAAACCAAGCTCGGCATGTTTGTGACCATCTTGGGTATTGATGATGCAAATGTGAATTGCGGCAATGATATTAAGATCAGAATCAAAGCAGCCATAGATAACGTCATCAAATAATGTAATGTTATCTACATATTTTTCAATTGTTTCATCGCCAGTGTACATCCCAAAACGCATACGGCGATCTTCTGTATCCAAGCGTAACAAATGTTCCTTGAATTTATTTAATTCATATGGTAATATATGTCTCAACATGATAAATTCCTTTCATTTATTGCAGTGCAATATATATTTATCATGGTATTTATAATATGTCAAGTTAATTGACCTAATTTAAGAAAAGTGTCATATAAATATGCGTATGATATTTTTAAGGTGAAAGCATATGCGAATGAATGAAATAGTAACGAGAAGAATGAACTCAGAAGTGTGTAAAACTGGAAGAAAGTCATTTTATGAATCATGGCTATCTGAAATGCCAATGGGCTTAAATCAACCAAATGATATAAGTTATATCTGCAGAATTATCAATGAATTTGCACCAACTCAAAAAATTATAGATTTGGGCAATAATTTGTATAAAATGAATATAGATCCTTTATTTTATTACTGGTATGGACCATTAAATAATATTGAAATGGGTATAGAAATAGAAAAAACGCCACATGCATTGGTAGTCAACACAATTGCTAAAAGAAATAGTGGCATTGCCCCATTTGCATCTGATTTGTATTTGGCAATATTAAATGATAATAAAGGAAATACAAATGTAAGATTGTCTAGTGATAAATTTTTAAGTGACGATGCACTTAAAATATGGAAAAGATTAGTTTCTACTGGACATAAAATATCTGTATATGATAATACTAAACCAGGACATACTTTTACACCAATAGAAACTGAAAATGATTTATTAAAATATTTTAAACATGGTGATTCGACATATTCAAAACATCAGTATGTATTAAGTGAATCTGAAGGGAGTTTTATATTTTTAAAATCTAGATTCGAATATAGAAAAAAATGGGAGACACTTCTTCCAGATGATTTAATTAACGATTAAAGGGATAAGAACAATGACAAACGATGAATGGCTGGCTAATTTTAAACTGGAACAACAAAAACAAAAACCAGTTAAAGAAATTCCACAAAATATTTACTATGAACACTCCAGAAAGTCTTTGAAAGAATCTTTTGATAATGCTGATCAAAAGATTAAAGAACTCGAAGATGTAGCAAACCTTTGGAAGTCAAAATTAAATACACTTTTCTATTGACATATAACAAAATGATGTTACTGTGATAGGTATTCTTATTTTGGAGGATTTGTCATGAAAACATTTGTCATAAATTGCAGTAGGGATATGAGAACTGGTGATCCATCATATCCTATTACATCCACTGAATATTATGAATATCCTAAGCCAATCAGGGAAAAAAAAGAGGATGGGGAATACATTTATGCGGTTTGTAAAACATATCAAGACGCAATGGATTTTATTAAAAATCTTTCATTAAACTGGCCAAAAACTATTACACTTGATGACAAAAATAGGATTATCGAAACAAAAAATGTTGGTGATTATCTTGAAGTGAGAACATCAGCACCAGCTGATCCTGATGCTAGAAATCTTGATTTAAATTAAAAAATATATTTGACAACCAAATAAAATGTGGTAGTATAAATTTATAAGGTTAATTCCTTTGGTGAACAGACGGGATCGATATAGCAATTTGGCTATACCTAAATTCAACAAAGGAGAAACATTATGAAGAAGATGAAGACTGTGTTTATCATTGATCGTAACAACGGTTCTGTTGCTATTAATGAAGTTATGCCCGGAAACGAATGGGTTATTGCTGGTGAAGGATTCGCCACGCGTAAGGTAGATGGAACATCATGTTTAGTTCGTGATGGAAAGTTGTTTAAGAGGTTTGATGCTAAGAATGGTAAGAATCCTCCTGAAGGATGGGAACCATGCGAAGACAAGCCGGATGAAAAGACTGGACATTTTCCTGGATGGGTTCCTGTTGGTAATGGACCTGAAGACAAGTTTCATAACGAGGCTTTTGCTAAGGGGACATTTGTTAATGGGACTTATGAGTTAGTTGGTCCGAAGGTGAATGGTAATAAGGAAGGATTAACTTCACATGAATTATGGAAACATGGTTCAATTGTTTTAGAAGTTAAGAGAACTTTTGAAGACATTCGTGAATGGTTGTCTAACAATATCGTAGAAGGGATTGTCTTTCACCATCCTGATGGACGTATGGCTAAGATCAGAAGGAAGGATTTTGGGTTGAAGTGGTGAGAAAGGAGGCAAGAGCCTCCTTTTTCTTTTGACATATTTGAAAAATATGTTATTATACTTAAAATGTGAAAGGATAAAAATAATGACTGATAAAATTGTAGTTTCCAAATTATTTTTAGATAGCGATGGTTGCTTCTGTGATTTTGATAAGAAAGTGAAAGAAATTTTCAATGGCAAATCGCCAGAAGAAATTACCGATCGTGTAATGTGGCCTGTTTTGGCAAAATATATGGATCCAATTACTGGCCGCGATTTTTTTGACAGTCTCGAATGGATTCCAGGGTCAAAAGAATTGTGGAATATTCTTAAGGGATATGAGAATGATATTCTGACAGGAATGCCTAGAGGCGGGTGGGCCAAAAAAGGCAAGGAAGCATGGTGGGCAAGAGAAGCTGGAGTATTTCATATTATTACTTGCATGTCGAAAGACAAGCAGCTTCATTCTGGGGCCGGTCGCCTATTGATTGATGATCGCAAGAAAAATTGTGATCAATGGGTTGCAATGGGTGGTGAAGCAATTCTATTTACTTCACCAGAACAAGCAATCGCCGAACTTGATCGTTTTGATCTTTCTGATCTGGCTGTAGGATACTAGGAGAAATCCTAGTATCTTTTTTATAATTCGCGTGTGTGTTGTAACCTTAAAGATACAATCTATTCTCATTCCGATTGTATGTAATCCGATGTCAGCAGCAGCATAATTAGGTTTATGTCAGTTTCGACAGATGAGAACTCGAAGCGGCGAATTATAAAAAAAGCAGTTGACAATATGCAAATATATGTTATTGTATATTTGTAAGGAGCAGTTAGCAATAGGTTAGAAAGCCTTTTTGTTATACAGCGAAAGAAAGATGGTCTAGGAACGGAAGTACGATGAGGAAACCTAGTACGATGGTAGGTTCAACTCCTACTAACCTATTGCTAACTGCTTCTTTATTGTTTTTAGGAGATCGAGAATGTCAGAACAATCTCAACTTGCTCAAGCAGGAACCAAGGTTTATCTTGCATATGAATGTCATTATGATTATGCTGAAGTTTGGAAGAACCTCATCAAAATATTTGCTGACGAAACCGAAGCAGGTTTGTGGGAATTGGAATTCAAAGCGACAGATACTGACTGGCGAGAAATTAATGAACATACAGTTGAATAAACTCTGTAATTATTGATCCGCAAATTGTGATTGAGGTTCAACATAAGTTTTACCAATATATCTTGCTACACCTGATATTCTAAAGTCATCAATAAATCCTATAAATGGATTTGCTCCAGATAACTGTGAACCAATTGTAAAGTTTGGTTGCGAAGTCCAAGGTGTTGTAATCCATGCGTTGATCAATACTTCATCTTGATATAATGATGTCAAGCCATTATTATTGACTAATGCTATATGATGCCATTGATTGATAGAATATGCTGGACCAACATATTGTGGTGTTGGTAATGTATCAACAACAATATTTCCGCCACTTAACATTATTCTTGTGGCATTACCCACGCTTCCTGCAGATGCATCAGTACTAAACAATACTTGTGTAGATGAAGCATCAGTACAGTAATACCAGCATTCGATAGTCCATGAAGTTGCTGTTGCAAAATTAACAACATAATTATTTGTAGTTGTCAAACCTCCATTACTAAACAATCCTGAATTACCACCGAATTTATATTCTGTAGAAGATATTGTAGGTGTCCCAACCAATGACCATGTTCCGGGGAATGCAGCATTGTCTAATGTCATACTTGTATTGAAGTGTAGCAATGCACGAACTGAACTAAAGTTTGTATCATATGGTGCTGTAACAACAACTATAGTAAAATCTTGATCAGAATACTTTCCAGCAGAATCTGTTGCTCTTAATGTGAAACTATACTGTCCAAGGAACTGAGCTAGACCAGTAATTTCACCAGCAGATGTCAATGTTAATCCTTGTGGAAACACACCATCATTATTTGGGCTAATAGAATATGTTATGTTTCCTGGATTATATGCCAATGCTACCAATGATATAGCATTTGGATATGAAGTATATGCAACTGGTAATTTAGAAATTACCCATACTGGAGGAGTATTATCAATAAGATCAGGAACTAAGAATTTAGTATAAACTGCACCAGCTCCAGTAACACTATTACCAGCAGTAGCATCAAATTTATAATTTTGTATTCCAATAAATGCAGCATTCATATCATTAACAGATAATGATGCACCAGCATTATCGCCTATTGATCTTGTTGCTCCGCATACTTTCCCAACCATTTTCCATACACCTGTATAATAGAAAGAATACATTGCGCCAGCACCTGACACATAATTATATCCGTTGTTATCAAAACTATTAAATGGTGCACCAACAATAACAAAAGTGTCATTGCTT